GTTTGGCCAGCCTTTTCTTGACGCCTTTTGGCGTTTCGTCGGACTGAGCATACGTTTCGACTTCTTCCGCTTCCGTGTCTGCCTCGGCTTCTTCCGTTTCCTGACCTTCGTCTTCGGTGTACGACTCTTCCTGTTCGGTTTCGTCGCCTTCCTCGTACTCTGGGTCGATGGCGGAGTCTTCCTCGGCACTTTCGACTTCATTGTTAACGGAGTTGTCGCTCTCCGCCCTAGTCTGTCCGTCAGACAGGACCTTCAGAAAGTAATCTGATAGGCTTTGTTCGTTGAGCGAATCGGATTTTTCGCTCTGTCTTGGCATGGGGGGATTAGCCTCGGTCCCAAGTTCGAGGTCAGCGGTGGGCTGTTGTTCGTTTTCCATGTAGGAAGTCAGGGTTTTATGCTCCCAGAAGCGTTGACTAGTGTTGTGCCTTGTATCGAGAAATCAAGTACAGTGGGCAATACTGACGGTTTGAGCCGCTTTTCTCTTAAGTTCTGTGCTTCAGGGCCTCTTCTCTGAGTTTTTGGAACTCCAAAAGCAGGTCATTGATGGCATCTAATCGGCCACAGGCGTGAACTCTGGCCTCTCCAGTAGTATTCACCTGCATGACCTTGGACATTTCAACTTGCAGGGCCAAGTCGCACACGAAAAGCACCTGCTTGTACAGGTCTTGGGCCTCTTGGTCCTTGAACATGAAGGCCTTCAGGGCCTCAATCTTTGCCTTTTCTTCGTTCATCACATCAGTGGCTGGTTAAAGTCCATCTCCTGTCCGCCCTCTTCTGGGCTCGGCTCCTCTGGTGCCTGCTCCTGCTCCATTTCTCCGAACTCCTTTTGGATTTCTTCGGACGCTGGGGATACTCCAACTCGGCCAATCTGTTTGTTCTTCTCTTGGTCAACAGAGAACTGCAACTGCTTCATGTAGTTCTGGAACAGAATCTGGAAGATTTGGTCGCCCTTGAGTGCCTGCTGTGCCTTCGGGTTCTTGGACAGGATGTCCTGAGCAAACTGGAGTTTTGAAGAGGCCGCTGGGTCGTTTTCTACGTAGGTAGCCTCGTTGCCGAGCATCATCATGCCGATGTCGCTGACAACATCCTTGTACAGTTTCTGGGATGCCGTGGCTTGGTCGATGACAAGTTCTCGGGCGGCGTCTGGCGAGATAGACTCGATGACCAGTTTAACCAGTTTGTTCCTGTCGATGATGCCACTGCTGTCCAGAGGGACGACGGTCTTGATGATGGCTTCCAGTTTCTTCTGCACGAACTCTGGGTCCGTGTCCCTGACGTCGAATCGGACATTGAAATCGTACTGGGAATGAATGTCGGACATGCCCTGCTTAAGCGGGGTGTTCGTAATCCTGACAATCTGCTCCTCTGGCATGTACTGGAGGCAAAGAGAGAACATTTGTGAAAACACACGGGTCCAGAACTGAAGCCAGTTGTCCACCTGAAGTTGCTTAAGCATCTGAATCTTGGTGGGGTCGATGGCTTCGCCGACGGCGTATCCGTAGTAGTTGCCAAGATTCTGCTCCACCTGTGCGATGCACTGGAACGCCATGCCTGCGTCACCCTTTGGGGACTCAAGCCAAGTGTAGTCGTCCTTATTGGAGACTGGTAGCACCTGTGCTGGTGCGATGCGATTGAGGGCACCGATACGCTTTACGACCTTCACTGGCGGAAGGACGTCAAATGCGGTCCTGTCCCTAATGGCGTCGTGCTGGGCCTTCACCTCATCCTGTTCGGTCTTGTTGATTTCTGGGATGCCACGGGACTCAGCAACAGCCCTGCGGTGACGCTCACGCCTGTACTCCACAAACGGGTACTCCCCGTGTGCGTAGTTCAGCAATTCCTGCTTGGCGTAAAGCCCTTCACCAACCCTAGGGGAAAACACGGTGTAGTAGATGGCTGGGACGTTATCCTCGTCCAACTGCCTGTAATAAGCCCACACGATTTCACACAGGTTATTGCCACGCTCAATGTTCGAATTGAGCATAGTGGTGGTGGGGATGAGATTCGGGTCATTGAAGTAGTAATGGTTGCCAAGCGTGTTAGCGACCTTGTCTACCCACTCTTGGTCCCAGCCGTCGATTTGTGCCGTAGACCTAAGTTCGACCTCGGTCATGTACTGCCTTCGAAAGATGACACGGGCTTTTTGTAGGTCAGCCGTCTCGGGCGGGAAGCATACCTCATCGAATGGCTTCAACGCTTCTACGCACGGAAGGTTCTTGGATACGTATTGCTCTGGCATGTCTCCCTGACCCTTTTCACGCATACCACGGACGAACTTCTTAATGTCCTTAACCTTCATGTCTTTCAGTAGGTCACGTACGAGTTGAATTGCGTACTCCTCACGGGCTGGGTCCATGATGGCGTTTACAAGTTTACCAAACTCTCCATTGGGGTTTCCAGATTGCATCTCTTCTGCGGCCATCTGTTGAAGTTCCTCCATGGTCATGGTCTGAATACGCATGGACATTTGTTGCTCCCAAGTGATTTGGACAACAGACCAGCCGTAGGTGAGGGCGTAATCTGCGGCCAGTTCAGCCTCCCTGTGCAGTTCGTTCTTAATCTTGGTCTCTACCAGCCAACGCATAAGGTTGGTGGCTGAAGCCGCCGCCATCGTGTCGTTAATCTCGGTTCCACCGACCTTCAGGGTACAGCCCTTGAACGAAGTGAGAAGAAGGGCCTTCTGGTCGTTGATAAGCCTGTCTACGAGCCTGATGCGAACATCGGAAGCACCCTCAAACGGGAACGCTGGGTCTCCATCTGGGCGTGCCCAAGAATGCTTTTTGCCGTCTTCAGTCTGACCAGCCCAACGGGCAAGCCTGATGTCGTCGGCGTAGTTCATCTTGGACACCATGGTGCCCATGTATGCGGAGCGTTCGTACTCCTCCAAGAGGAGTTGGATGTCTGGCTTGTCCTTATGGAACGCCAGTTTGTCGTTGTGAGGGTTAGGACTTTTGAATTTCATTAGAGTTTTGTTTGATAAATTCTACGACGCTGTCCCTGTAAATCATGTGCTGTCCGCCGAGCGTCCTGAACGTCTTAATGCGTCCAGAGCGTCTAAGCCTAAGGATGGTCGATTTGGAAATGTTAAACAGTCTGGCGGCGTCGGCCAGCCTGAGAAGTGGTGGGGTATCTTTTGGTAGTTCCATTTTAGTAAGAGCCTCCTCCGAATGCACGATAGGAGTCGGAACCGCCGTACTGCGGGTCCATAACCGCTAGATACCTAAGGGCGTCGATTGGGTCCTTGCTTGCACCCTTTTCTGCGTCTAGGCCAGTCCACTCACGCAGGCACCAGATTAGGTTGTGACAGTTTTCGGAAATGTAGAGTTTTGGCTGGTTTACACCGCTGATTGGTTGGTTTGGGTCGTAGGCAAACCAATCGTTGATGATGGAGATTCCCTCCTCTAGCCTCAAGCCAGCGGCTGGGGTGAAGAACATCGGGTTTTCTCCATCGTCCAGTAACTGAATAAGGGTCGTTCCACCCTCTTTCTGGATAATGGTAGTACCGCCAGCACGTGGGTCGATGTATCTGTCGGCAATCTCTTCTCCATTCTCTAGGTCTAGGATATGTGCCTTGATTTCTTCAAGGCCCATTCCAGCACCTTGCCTTTGGGCTGGGCCAGCCTTGCCGTCATGTTTGTCGCCAGCCATTGCCCATTCGCCCATGCTGATGTCTGGCCACTCCCTGTAGATAAATTTGTTTCCGTACTCGTCCACCCTCATCCAAACCATGAACCAGTTTCTTGCTCCAGCAGGGTCAACTGCCATAAAATTCGTTCCCTCTTCTGGGACTTGGTCGTCTGGTATGATATTGGGTTCTCCGAATCTAGGGAATTGAGAGCCAGACAGGGACTCTGCCCATCCGTATGCTCGGATTTTGACTTCGTAGGGTCCACGGCCTCGGAGTGCCAGTTTGATTTGTTCAAATGGAGAGTAGCGGTTTAGTTCGGAGTGGAACCAGATTACGCCAGCCGCCCCCTTTGAGCACTTAGCCGTGTATGGCATGTGGCCAAATGGGATGCTGGGTACGTTTTGAGTGTCTGGTAGTAGCGTTGCTGGAAGCGTTTTCTTGATTCTGCAACCAGCGACGTAATCTTTAACGACTGGAGTGAATCCAGTGATAGGAGTGAAGGTGATAATCATCTTTCCGCTTCGGGTGGCCAGTCGGTAACGGAGCGTCTCAACCCAATCTGGCGGAACAAGTTCGTCGCACCAGATTAGGTCTGGCTCACCACCTTCAATGACCTTCTTTTCCTGACCGTAGTTCATGAAGAAGATTTGCGACCTATTCGGCAGAACGAAGGTTGCGTCAGTAAACCCGTTCTTCTGCGAATACTGGATGTTGGTTACCTTGGTCTTCTTGGCATTCTTGAACTCTGGGGGCATGTACTTCCAGATAACCGCCTGTTGCATCTGGATGGACGTCTGGGATGTCGTATGAAGGCACCAAACCCTGCTTTCTGGCCTAGTGCACAATAATTGCATGACACGCTTGGCGGCGTATTCGGTCTTTCCTGCACGATTCCCGCCCATGATGAGCAACTCGGTGCCAGCCATCAAAATTTCGTCAGCGTCAGCCCAGCAGTCTGGTTCGTATCCGTGCCTGTACGGGTCCTGCTCTTCTGCCTTAATCTTTTCCTCACGACGCTTTAAGATTTCAACAGTCGCTTCTGGACCAAGTTCACTTGCGATACGGAGCACCTCCTCCTCCGTTGGCATGTGAATGACGGGGTGCTTGGTTAGTTGAACTCCAGCGACGGTGACTCGTTCGAAGGCCATATCACACTTCGTCCATGTTTACTGGACCTCCGCTTTGTGACGCTTCCTGCATGAGCGACTGTGGCATACCGCCTATGCTTTCTACGCCGAATGGCCTGAATGGACCGCAAACCTGAGGGAGGTATGAGTTTAGCGGAAAGATGCACGAATATGTGGCCGAGGCCGCTTCCTGCATGACTTTGCTTTTGAACCTCATGACGCCATAATCCTTAGAGGAAGCGTTGGTGATTCCGAATTGGCCAGTCCTCTTGACCCTACTGGACCCGCCCCCGCCACCCATCCCGCTACCAAAGATTACCTTTGGCCTTTCCTTCCTAGCCCCAGTCTCAATGTCCCTTTTTCGCTTATCCCAGTACTCCTTGAGTTTCTCCTTCTGTATGTCGCCTTCTCCTAGAAGGCGACGAGAATTTTTAAAACTCTCCTCAGCCATCTCAGACCAATGCTTTCCACCAGAGTAGCCTTCCCTAGTTTCAAAAGTCTTGTCAGCACGTGTGTCGGAGAGTTTATTTCCGACGGCACGTGCGACAATACCGCTTACACCCTCAGCGGTTGGGTCTAAGGCAGGGTTGCCCGAGGTCGGGACTATGACCTCTTCGTCTGCCAAGGCTTAGAAACCGTAAGGGCTACCCGACTTCTTGTGCCTGCTCCAAGCGGACTCGGATGGGGCTTGGGCTGGGGTGGATGGCTTTGGCTTGTTGCTTTCGTGGCCACTGAAATCGGTAGCGAGGTCGTAGCCCAACTTAGTAACTCCGACGCCAGTTCCAGTGACGGTGCCAGCGATGCCGTAGCCAGCCCTCCTGACGTTTGCGTTCTTCATGTTGCCGAAGATGGTGTTGGTGGTGCCACGCTTCGCACCCTTTTGGCTGAGGCCCTCGGAAAGATGGCTACGGCCAATGCTGGTGCCAGCGTCCCTGACGAATTTCTTGGTCTTGTCCACGGCCTTGTTGGCACCCCTCTGCCAAGCCGTGTTGCCAGCACGGGCGTTGGCATAGGCGGCCTTGGTGGCGGTGATG